CCGCAATCGTATTTCTGCCGAAGTACCAAAAACTTTCATGATATATTGCTCAAGCGTTGAAGCCGAGCATTTAGCATCTCCGATAATCAGTGCAGTTAATACGGTTCTGCGCTCGTTCATTTCAAGCGTTTCATTTGTGTAGCCTAGCAAAAGCTTTTCAAGTTCCGTCAGCGCATTGCTATCGGCTGTAGCTATGTGCTGATTATCAACAATCTTGCTTATAGCTGCGTCGATCTCGTCCAACTGCTTTCCCTCGGTTTTTAACAGTGCATCAATTTCCTTGAATTTGAGCATAAAAACAGGGTACATACGGCGTAGTTCTTCGTAGCAAGTGTCAAGCGGCTTAGGAAAAATAACACTCATTTAAGCCCTCCTTATTCCATTGCCGACACTGTAAGCGTACCAAGTATCGGGATGCTATTTACGGAAATTGTGACGTTCGACGATCCGCCATCGAGAGTAAGATTGCTGTAGTCTATTATTGAATCGCAGTTAAGCAGAATATTTCCTATGCTCGTCAGCCTAACAATAGCGGTGTCGCTTTTGTTGTCAAGTGCAAGATCCTTGAAATATGCGATAAGCTTTTCTTCAATTTCGGTCTTTGCTACCTGCATAGACTTTTCTTTTGCAAGAGCCACAGAAACATTTACAGCGATAGATTTTTCTGTTGCGGCTTTTGCCGTAAATACACAGCCTATGTTCGCAAGGCCTTCACCAAGTCCCTGCTTGTCCAGCGGGTCTATCTGCTTTTGCACTTCGTCAACCGTACTCTGTTCAGCACCTCGACCGTCTGCGCCAATCAGCACAGCTACAACGGTATTCGGACCGTTCTCAAGTGGCAATATTCGGGCATGGCCTACGCCCGAAATTGCTTCACACCACGTCTTAAACTGCCTCTTATTGCCGTTCTGCGACGGCGTTGTGATTTTTTCTACAAGTCGCTGACGCAAATTATCATCGCTTTCTTCGTCAACGCCGTCGGTTACCACATCGCCGATGGTTGCACTTGACAGACCGACTATCGTGTTTACAGGCACGACAATATCACCAACGTTAACTCTATCATCTAAGCTTCCAGCTTCTTCCGCACGAAGCACAAGGTTGTCGCCGCTTTTGACGACCTCAAAGAAAACGCTGTTATCAAAAAAACGACTGCCTACAGCAGGTGCCGTTCCAGTGTATTCAAGCAAATATTCGCTCTTTGTTGCTCCTATTCTTGATATTCCGTGCTCGTACGCTTTGCTGTCGAGCACTTCACCGTAGCACTTATCAAGTGAAAGATACTCGCTCAGTGCTGACATTTCCTCATACATACGGGCTATTATCTGGCACTGTCCTGCAATTGCATCATAGTATATGCTTCCTTGCCGTGTGTCTACATCATCGGGGGCGTTTGATAACGCCTCGTCAAGTAGCTTGTCATACGTCTTGTCGCTGAACATTTATATCTCCTCCTCAATTGTGGTATCTCCGAATATTGTACTCACAGAAAATGATACATACAGCATGTCATCAACGTGCTCTACAGATACATCGGAAACACTCAACACTCTGTCGTCAACCTTCAGGGTATCCTCTATCAGAAACGCCATATTATCGGCAATATACTCGTCCGAAGCGTCTTCTTCTGTTATAGCTTCTCGTATTTCCGAGCCGTACTGATTATCATAGACACGACACTTAAAGCGTGGTGTTGACAGTGCCTTGCTTATCGCCTGTTTTACGGCTTCTATGCCGTCTATTTTGTCACTACCAACCGAATATGTGTCATAGTCAAGCGCATACGTCTTGCTCGGTTCGTTGACTTCCGTATCGACAGTGACGTTTATCGGTACATTCAGCATTACTTGTCACTCGCTTTCTTGTCAAGGCAATAGATTACATTGCCTGCTATAAGCAGATAAACACTATTACCTACCGACAGTTCTTTTTTTACACGCTCCGGCACAATTACGCTACGCTCGGTTATCAGCAACTGTTTATCTGACCGTGCCTGAAAAGTAATGGGTGACATTTTCAAGACATCTGCAACAAGGATCTCGGTTTTTCCGTTGCTGTTCATCGCTTGAATCAAGCCTTTCAAAGAACTCACTTTTTATCCTTTCTTCTCAAACGTTCCTATATCAACCCAGCCGTAAACCATGCTTTGATTGTCCGTGTGAACAAGCGCATACGGGTGTTTTGCCCCTGCACAAATATTCTGTACTTTCGCAGGACCGGCAGTAAGTAACGGACCTGTAGGCTCGTCGCTATTAGCTGTGTAATAATGCCGTCCTCCGTTAAACCACACTATATCACCAATCTGCGCATTGACTGTGCTACCGCTGTTACTGCCAGCTGACAGCACATTGCCCTGCACAAGTGTCAGTGTCAAAGACATTTGATGTCTGCCACCGCTGAAAGTGTGTGTGTCGCTGTCGATATAGTATGATGCGGCAATATCAAGCGGCTTCAGCACACAATATACGCACCGTCCCGAGATAAGCTCGGATTTGCCGTCAGCAGTGACCGACAAGCTGACAGACGGTTTTCCCTGTTCGTCAAGCAATGACTTAGCCAACTCGTATATTTCGCCTTCGCTTGCATCGTCGTTTGTACTTTGGCTGTCCTGGAACACGCCTATTTTTGCCTCAAGTGCGGTATTTGCTTCCTCTGCCACTGCCACATTATCCTTAGAGTACAGCTTAACTCGTGTCTTTATCTTCTCAATACTGCGAGTATATGTATACGCAGATATGTTGCGACCGCTTTCTATCATCCACTCGACAAGATGCTCCTTGCGCTCAATAAGGCTTAATTTGCCCTTACTTGCTACAATGGAGTGCTTAATGCCGGTAGCCTTATACTCTTCTTCCATTGCCGTTGTAAGCACGTCGTAAGCCGTAGAGTTCTTCTTGACGATAGACTCTATGCACGCCGATGAGGAGCATACGCTATCATACGGAACACCGTAGCGACTGCATACATCGATAAAAATTTCCGACAGAGTATATCCCTCATAAACAAACGTATCTTTATTGTTTGACAGGTAAATACCCAAATCATAAGCCGTGACGGTCATAGAGTTGCCACGGCTTTCTGATATTTTCGTTATGATACCCTGGAAAATTTCTTTTTCGTCGTACAGTATGCAATGCCAACCTTCTTCAGGCAACAGCTTAAAATTGGCATTTCTTGTACGATCATTCAGCATTGTAACTGTAACAGATCGGCTCGCACTTTCGTTTTTTCCCGACCACTTAACGCTCGAGGTAGCTTCTGTAGCGTCAAAGACTTCGCTGTCGTGGTTCACGAAATATAGTTTCATGTGCGCTTCTCCTTATGGTATTGCTAATACCTGCCCTGTGTGTATGGTATATTTAGAGCCCTTTTCGTTTTTGTTTGCGGCATCTATCGTTGACTTGTTGTACTCGTACAGCTCTTTATATCGCTGTCCGTCTCCAAGCTGATAGTATGCGATACTGTAAAGGCTATCATTGTCCTTTACCACATAAGTCGCACTGCCGACAGTGTTATCAACACGATTAGTTTTCGTGCCTACAGCGACAGTCTGTGCGTTTATTGTGATTTTGGTTTTCAGCTTACGCACTTTGATTTCCTTGTATTCTTTCAGTGCTAAGGAGTAATATATTGTACCGACATCTCCGCCTTTTTCCGTTACGGTAAAGGAGTCAATCATGCAGTACATATTTATTCCACAGCCGGACACCACCAGTCTGACAGGTTTATTGCTCGCTTTCCACTTGCGTATTTTATTGACAAGAGAGCGAGGAGTATTCTTTACTTTTATGCCCGGAAAGGCTGTAACAGGAAAGAAAGAAGAAAAACTTATCGTTGCCGCACTTTCAGTTGACGAGGTTACGACCTCGCCAAGCTGAACAATGTCCATAGTCTGAAGCTTGCTTGAATATTTCACTGAAAACTCAGACGGCAGGACCGGCAACGTAATTTTTTCCTTAGAGCCATTGAATGACAAGTGCATTGAATACTTAGAACTCATGGCTTTCTTCTCCTTCCTCTACCATTTCTTCTTCCAGCAGAGAAACAAGTATAGGTTTTGCGTATTCGTACATCACTGCTACAATATCATCGACATTTGCGTTTCCGTCAACCTTAATCGAGCCTTTACCGCCAAAATCAATAACGATTTTACGCTCCTGCGAAGCATACGGAAGAGCTGAAGACTGTGCAGCACCTAAAGCTGCCGCCGCATTTCTGAATATCGACTGTGTTTCATCAGCTGTAAATACCTTAGAACCGCCTGCACCGACAACAAGCTCCGGTCCTTCCTCGCCTGCTATAAACGCATTTGCGGCATTATCGGTACCGTTCGCATTATGCTGAATTTTCTCATAGACATCTGACGGCATTCCGGGGACGTAGCCTGTCGCATACTGAGATTTGCCGTTAAGGATATTTGCCGTAGCATAGGCAACGGCTTCAGAAGCCGAAACAGCTTCAGCCTGTTTGCTCTTTATTGCTTCGATATAAGCGTCCATTGTTTCTAGTGCCGCTTTTCTCGATTTATCGCTCATATTCATGTCATTTACGGCATTTTCAAGGCTTTCTTTAACCTTGTCTACTTCTTTATCAAAGTCGGTCTGCATGCCTGCTACAGTATGCGAGAACGTGTCTTTTGCCTGTTCTGTCTTCTTGAAAGCGTCATTAAATTCGCTTACAAATTTCTTTGCGCCGTCGCTGTCAAGGTTTTCGGCCTGCGTTACAATTTCATTCAGATAGCCGGCACTTTCCGCACTGCCATCCGAAAGTTTTGCTATGAGGTCATCGTCAAGCCCAAGTGAAGCCGCTTTCTTTAAGTTTTCGGAGTATGTTGTAAGATACTCATACTGGCTCGTAAAAGCGTCAAACATATCTTCAACTTTTATTTTTGACTCCGTAGCCATTGTGTCAAAAAGCCCTATCTGACTGTCAATGCTTTTTCTTGCTGCGTCATATGCTTCGTCGTATTTATCGCATAGTTCCTGTATCGCATCCTTACTACCGTCAACAGCACGCTCGCAAGCTTCTCCGTAGCTTAATGTAGCGTTTGCGGCTTCCTCTGCCTCTTTTGCATAGTCTTCGATAGCCTGCTTTGCATCTTCCTGAGCCTGTATATTTGCAGTAAGCTGATCGTGAAGAGCTTCCCATTTTGCTTTAGCGTCATTATATTCTTTGGTCGCTCCCGAGTTGAGCAATGTAGTGGCAGCTCCTTCAAATATATTCTGCTGAGAATATTTCTTACCCGCAGCAAGCATATTGGCTTCTGCAATTTCAATATCCCTTCGTAGCGTTTCCTCTTGACCCATAAGATCAGCTATACTATTTTGAGCGTTTTCAACCTTTCGCTTTTTATAGGTCTTTTCGGCCGTTTCCATTATCTTATCGCCCAAAGCGTCTATATTGTCAGTTACGCTTTCAACGTTTAAGCCAAGCTCAGGATACATTCCGTTAAGAGTA